AGTCCCGCGGCGCACGGCAACGCCGCCTTCAACCGGCACATCGCTGGCCACGCCCCAGTTACGCCAGTTCGTGGCGACCGCCGGGCTTGCCGGAGGTTTGCCTCCTGCATTCGTAACAACGGCTGCCGCGAACTCCCCGCACCAAGCCTCGCCAGCGTTGCGATAACCGTTATCTGCCATAAATTTTTTGACTGCCGCGATATTACCGGTCGCTGCCAGTTGCGCTGCAACTTGATGAATATGCGCTGGCAATGCGCCTGCAGCCGCAGCACCCGGCGGCGGCAATCCGCCCTCCCAGGTGCCGGCTGGCACGCCGCTGGTGATCGGCGAGGTTGTTACTGTTGATCCGACGGTTGGAGTGCCAGCCGGATGCGCCGCATCGTAAGCTGTTTTATTCGCACGTTCTTGCTGCACACGCGCAAGCGAGATCGATGCTTTATCGCTGTACCATTCTCCGCCAATATGTTTTAGCCGTCTAGCTATTCCTAAAGCATTTATCCCTGTTCCTGGGGCTGCTCCAGGAGCATGCATTTCCCGATGACCAGGATCAGTCCACATACCCTGATCTGAGCGACCTTCCAGCACATCGCTGCCGCCACGAACACCGGCAGCAATCCTATCAGCTAATTCAATACTGCCTCGACCGGCCCGAGCAGCCGCTTGTGCCCCATGAAATGAACTATAAAACCCGTTGCTCAATCCACGCCAAAGAGTTCCCTGAGGATTTGCGCGTGTACCAGCTTCGCCAACGACACGATTCGCCAAACTCTCCATTACATCTTGCGTGGACTTCCCGTTCTCTTGCATTGCAATGTTTGCAAAGGTCCGCTTCTGCTCAGGACTCCACTTGTCATACTCAGCAAACATTGCCGCGCGTTGGTTCGCCAAATAAGCACTGCCCCCACCCGTCGCTGTACCTGTGCCTGCCGCCGCCACCGATGGCCAATCCGCACCAGCCTTGCCGCCGAGATGTTCGCCACCCAGCCCGCCACCGCGCAGGAGCGCATCCATGCTGGCGCCCGACTGCGGCGTGTACCCCGCGAATGATGGCGGCAACCCGGTGAGCGCACTAAACCGTTGCGGATCGACGTTGAGCCCGAACGGCATGCCGCCGTGCAATCCGCCGAGCGGCACACCACTGGCGCCGCGCGGGGGAGGCGGAGGCGTACCCGTCCCACCAGTTGTTGATTGATTGCCAGCCCCAGAGCCGCCGGGGCTGGTGCCAGTGCCGCTGCCTGGTCCCCAGCCTCGATCAGCTCCGCCGCCTCCGCCGCCTCCCCCACCACCGCCACCGCCGATAATCTTGTCCAACTCCTCCTGGCTCAACTGTCCGGTCAGATCGACATGCTTGCGGGTGGCCATGGCCTCGCCGTGCAGCCGCCCCCACAGCTCAGCGGCTTCACGCTCGGCCGGCGTGCCACCACCGCCGCCCATACTGCCCGAAGGACCTGGACCCAGCGGCACGACCGCCTCCGGGCCGGCTTCGCCCAGCAGCGCCACTTCGGGACCGTGCTGTCCGGCGATGCCGCCAGACTGGTAGCCCAGGATTCCTTTTGCTTTGCCACGCAGCCAATTAGCCGCCGCCGAGCCAAGACCGACAGATGGGTTTTGCTGCGCGCCCGTCTGTGCGTCTTTCCCTTGGTTCGGTCCGAACAACATCGCCAGCCCGGCGCCGATTTCCATCTTGTTCAATTTGTCAATCGCTGTCGCGATCGTCTCAATATCATGCGCAAATTCTGTAAGTTGCTTCGAGGCGCCGAGTGTCTCCAGCAACGCACCAACATTAGCTAGGAGTTTCCCCCATTCACCATTCAGTTTGTTCAGTGCTTCCAGCCCACCCTTTGTGAATGCAGCGTGCTGCTTGTCAACATCGCTCACCGCCGCATTTGCGGCCAGAATGGCTTTAACTTGATCGCGCCATGCCTTGCCACCCCCTTCAGCCTTTTCCTGTAAATCCTTCAGCATTGCGGCATTGTCGCCAAACCATTGCTGGTTCAACATCCGCAAGACGGCTTGGTTGCCCTGCGCTTGAGCCACGTTCTGTTGGTACTTATCAACAAATTTCTGTACGACGTCGAGAGCGTTCTTGGTGTTATTAGCAAGGCCCTGCACCAGGTCTCGGTTCATTGCCGCCATAGGACTCTGAGGATTGAGCATTTGCCCCAGCATCGCGTCTATGGACGCAACGGCTTTTTCCTGACTGCCAGTTTGTTTGGCCGTTTGCTCAAGCAAGGCCGTGACCGCTTCAGCGGCTTTAGGACCTTGTTGGTGTAGCAACTCCAGTTTATCCAGGAGTTTATCAAGCCCGGCGGCGGCCCCCGGGCCGAGTTCGGCCAGCGCCTTGGCAAACTCTGCCGTCACATGCGGCATGTCCTCCATTCTCAATTTCAGATCGGCCATCGCGGTGCCGGTCAGTCGCGACATATCGCGGATGTCGACCCCCGCGGTATCGGCCGCCTCAGCGATCATCTTGAACGCCTTGGCGGCCTGCCCCTCATCCAATCCGGAACGGCTCATAAAGTCGCGAAAGCCGGTGGTAAGCTCACCAAGATTGCGGCCGGTCTCAGTGGCCAAATCCTGGAATTGTTTTTTCAGCGCTTCGATTTCCTCACTGGTGCCGCCGGCCGCCGTCTGAATGCGGCGCATATTGGTCTCGAGAGAGACAGACGCCGTGTATGAGTGGCGTATAAACTCCTCGATCGCGTAGACCGAGAACGCGCCCTGAAGTTGGCGTTGGAGTTGTTTCGCCGCGTCAGCTGCATAATTGTAACTCTCGGCCGTCTTGCGCCCGGCGTCCTGTGCGGCGGCGGCGCGTGCCTTGTTGATGGCAATGATCTCTTCTTCGCCGCGCTTCATCCGGCGCTGAGCTTCTTCGATCGAAAGACCCGTGCGCTTGGCAAACGCCTCCACACTGGACTCAGCTTTCTGCAGCACGCCGGAAAGCTTATCGACGCCCTCGAGAACGACTTGTGCGCTGGCGACCATCTCATCCATTAGCTCACCGCCTTCATGGCTTCTGGCCCGGCGAGACCGAGGTCGAAATCATCTGATGGCGTTGCGGGTGTTGGTGTGGGCGACGGCGCCGTTCCGGGAACTTGTGTGATCGGAGGGCCTGGGAACCGCTTTATCGGCCCCTCGAAATGCGGGAAGCGCGGATCGACCTGATCGACCATTTGGCTTTCGGGTTCCGGCTCTGGCAACAATTCATCCGGCGTAGCGAGCGGGCGTCTGCCTTCAAACACATCCGCCTGCGCAAACTTCGCCTGCGAGAACAATGCGACCGTGATGCGTTCGATATCCGGGCTCATCACCTGCCGCAGCAGCCGCTCCGGCAAACCACAGAGTTCTGCCAACAAGGCAAAGCCAGATGGAATATCGCCGCGGTTCCAGCGAATGGTGTGCTCGTAGCGCGGGGCTTGGATGATGATGTGATCCACCCCGCGACCTTGGTACTTGAGCGGTGTGTAAAGCTCGACCACAAACGATCCATCGCGGCGCATTGCCCAAGCAGCTGTCGACATTTAACTAGTTGCCAGGCTGGAATGGGAACACGGTTGTTATCGCCGGAGCTGCTGTCACCGCCGCGGTGTTCAGGAAGGTATTGATGACCTGGTTCTGATCGATACCGCCGATGATCCTGGTGTTGGTCATGAAGTCCCAGAGGTACACGTTGGCGCCAGCGATGTTGAATTCATAGTGCTGAATGCCACGAATGGCGTAGTTCGTGTGCATCAGATCACCGCGCCGATAGTTCTGCGGATCAGCGCGACCGAGTTGGCCCTTGATGGCCGCCGCTGCCTGAGCCGCTTGGCCAGTGCCCTGGTCGCGGATCACGCCGTAGATCCAGAACCAGTTCATGCTGTCAGCCCAACTGCCGATCAAATTCATGATCTGCTCTTGCAGTCCGACGCAGACGAATGTGCATTCAAGTCTGGCGATCACTGTGCTGACTTCGATTGCAACCGGCGCGCCACCAGCGCGATGATCGACATACTGCATGTCGAGACCAGGGAGCTTTACTTCGGTCAGCACTAGATGATTGCTGGCCGTGTTGTCGGTAGGACCAACGCCGCAGAACATATTCGCGTCTTCGAGCGTATAAACTGGGTTAGCCATCGTTTTCTCCTTGACTGCGGGCAACAAAAAACCCGGCGCGAGGGCCGGGCTTTGGAAACGGTGTGTTTGTTTGGTTCAGGCGAGCATTGTCGCCGCCGCGTTATTTTGTCCGCGGCCGTCTATTGTTTGCTTGTTGTTTACGCGTAGCCCAGCGCACGTTGCCGGGCTCGTAATTTCCGTCTTTATCCGGATAGCGATCTATCGAATGCTCAGGTGATGGGCGCTTTCCTACATCAGCAAGGAAAGCTTCAAATGACCGTCGCCATTTTTTGCAAACGCGAATGCCTCGACCACCATAATCCTGAAACTGAATAAAGCTTGGGTAATAACAACGTCGCACCATACTGACCCAAGTTTGATATTCTGGCGTTGATTTGCGGCCGCGACGATTCCCGTGAGTGACATGTAATCCAGCGTCAAGCATTTCTTTCCTAAGACACCCACAGGAGTGGGTCTGACCATTCCGTAGGTTAACGCCGCTAACGACTGTGACCTTGCCGCAGTCGCAACGACAAGCCCATTGAGCGAAGCCGTTAACTTTAGTGCTGGGACCTCGGGCGATGACAAGCAACCGGCCGAAGCGCTGGTCAGTTAAGTCTATGATCTTACTCACATTTTTCTCCGTTATGGTGAGCCCGAGTGGGGCATGTACCACCATAACGGAGTTTAGTAAGTCAGTCTAGTCTCCAGTCTAAGGCATTGATTATGCAGAGATATTTAGCTGCTGCTCCAACTGCGCGACCATTTGATCGATTGCTGGTTTGTATCGCGCGCTCATAGTCGTGATCAGCTTAAGCACTGGTGCTTCCTCAGCCGCAAACCCAACGGTCAGATGACCGAGCCGGATTTGATCCGCGGTGTTAAAGCTGCCGTTGAATGACGCCTTGCCGTCGATGATCTGCTGGCGCGCCTTCAGGGTGAACAGGAAGCCATTGATCGTGGTGATGACGTTTGTGATCGTCTGCCGATCAATGTTGGAGCGCCCGAGGTAGGTCCGAAGCACGGGCATCAAGCTTAAGTGTATGAAATCTCTACCTCTTTTGACATTTATCATTTGCCATAACGGATCATCGCCTGTGTTATCAAGCGTTATGGAAATGAAGCCGCCAGAGCTGATGGCCGTTTCCACACCAATCAACCCGCGGGCGATGATGCCGATATTGGCGGCAAGCAGTTGCTGCCCCTCGCAAGCCGGATCAGTCAGTGAGAACTCGACCGTGCGGGCCGGCCCGACGATGCCCTGGATGGGCTGATTGGCCCAGGAGTGGAACGGCGCGCCCGTTGCAAAGTCACGCGCCACAGCGAGCCCGGCTTCGCGACCTGCCCGCGGCATCACGATGATATTGCCCGAGACCGGGTCCTGGATCTTGACGCCCCCCGACACCGCGATGACCCTTTGATTGTTCAGCGTGGTGCGCCAATTCTCGTCGGCGATCTGACTGGTGCCGGCGCTCTCGACGATGCCCATGCCGATCAGATTGTCGAGCACGCCACCCCCCATCGCCGCACAGACCGGGTTGGCGCCGAGCGCCACCGTCGCCGTCATCGTGCACCGGGCCGCGACCATTGCATCTTGGCCGCCCGTCAGATGCGGTCCGGAGATCGATAGCCCAGTGACCGTCCCAGCCAAGGTGAAGCCGTTGCCCGCAGCTCCTGCGGCAGCCGCAATGCAAAGCAACTGATTGGTGCTCAGCGTATAGGGCTGACACAGCTTGATGTTGGTGTCGGCGCTGGCGTTCAGGAACGTCAGCAAATTGGTCAGCGTGACCGACAGGTTGCCGCCGATCTGCACCTGAAGGCCGGTCGGCGTGGTGGATACAAACGTCACGGTTGTTCCGCCGAGCGTAATGGTCGATCCGATGCCGGGATTCTGATTGAAGATCATGCTGCCCGAGGCATGCAGTGCCACAGGCGCCGGCCCGTCTGGCGCCACCACGGTCGCAGTCGGCGCCGCCGTAAACCAAGCACCCCAGCTGTCGATGAAGACGTCCTGCTCGTGGATCGAACCATCAGCTTCCGCAACCGCATGCGCGACGGGAAGAACCAGCGTGGCTCCGTTGAGTTCACCCACACCGGGCGCAAACTGGATCTGATAGGTTTCGTCGGGCACGTAGCCGACACCAACCGTGTTGACGAACAGCGTGTTCAGGCTGTTGGCCATCTGGCTGGTATAGCCGGGGGCGATGATCAGACGCGGCGTGCAGTACAGCATGTTGGCTGCGGTGGTGAACGCCCACACACCAGTGCGCAACACGCTGTTGCCCATGATATTGGCAATCGTCTGCTGGGTTTTGATATTGAGATCTGCCGAAGTTCCATACGGCGTAATGACGATTATCAACTGCGCCGCAACTTGGAAGTCAGCCAACTGCGCATTGACGCCGTTGATGGCATCTTGGATGTATCCGTCAGCCCCAAGCGATTGTAGCGTATTGGTGTCGTTCGAGTAGACGAGCGTCGGCGTGTTGAGGGGAAAAACTGTGTTGTCGGCAGTCGAGCATGGCCCGATGATGCCGATTACGTCCATATTAGCGCCGAGCACAGGGATAGGTTGATCATCCACTTGAATGAACTGAAGGCCAAAATAGGGCTGGCTCATGTTGTTGCTCCTTGATCCTGTTGCTTCAACTTACGATAACGAGCTAAATGAGCCTCGCTCATCTTCGCCATTGTTGCCCCGCTGTGGGATTTGCCGAGCATTCCCGAAACGCGCGTTCCGTTTTTCCACGCTAATGCGGAAGCTTTTGTCGCCGCGTCTGGGCGGCGCCCCTTCATCGCCGTCCTAATTTTCTCACGCTGATCTGCTGGCATCCTGTAACCAAGATGCGCCTGCCGCAGGCGTTCTATTTGTTCAGATGTTCGCTTTTTGCCGCGATTAGCGAAGTGCCCGCGCTTGTATCCATCAGGCCCGCCAATGGCTGCGTTCCAACCAATAGCTTGGCGCGGACGTAGCTCACGCTCTAACGCGTAACACTGATCTTCATTGCCTGTGTATAATATCTGATACTCAAACGATCTAAGCCAACGCTTGCGATGCCTTTTCAGTCGTGCAATGAAATCTCCGGTCACACCAACATAGCCGTCTAACTGCGGCGTAAGACAATGCTCGTCATATAACCAATAGACCACAAACTGTTTCATGCAGCTTTTCCAAGAGCGGAAACAAAAAGGCCGACAGCGCGAGCTGCCGGCCAGGTGGGACCTGTGAGGGATAGTGGACCAGGTCCAGGGAGGCTCGGTGAGCTATCAGAACTCCAAGGACGGAGTTTGGATTTCTAATTCAGACTTATCGTTGGTGGACTGGCTGCCACCATAGAGTTTCAGTGTTAGAATTGGGGAGACATTAACCATGGTCGTCGGATCGGTAAAGAACGTGAGAATGCGAACGAAATAGTCGGTGTTAGTGTCTGGTTGAATA